TTCGGCTTCCACACTGACATTCAGCGTACCGGCCTTACCGGTCAGGGAGGTGGTGATACGGTAAACCACACCATCACTTCGCTGGAGAAGCACACCTTCCTTGATCCCCGCATCCGTGGTCAGCATCAGCTGAACCGGCCCGTCCCCCCGAGAGGCAGGCTTACGCATGACGCCCCAGAATGCACAGTGTTTCAGCAGTTCGGCTTCATCGGCTTCGGTCGGGATGATCTGACGCGCAATCCAGGCCAGATGCTCATGCTCCTGAGCAGATAACCCTGCCTGAGCGTAAGCAATGGCATTCAGGGTGGTTTCATTCACACCCGGCTGCGAGCCGGGCAGGCGCTGGCTGATATCCTGCTGTGTCTGCGTGATTAACTGTGCCAGCGGTAAAGGCTGATAAGGCATTACTCCCCCTTAAGATCAGCATAAAAAATCATGGGCCTCACTGAACCATCAGGCAGGGTTATGCGCACCGAAAGCGCCAGCCGCGCGTGTCCCACACGTTCTGCATGACAGACCACGGATGACGCCACGCCATCCTGACTGAGCCAGCCCAGCGCCTCATCCGCGTAAGCACGGGCACGGCTTATCACCGAGGCCAGCGTTTTTTCCCGGCGGAGAAGCCACAGACGGGAGCCAATGGGACGCGGGCGAAAACTGTCTCCCCACCATCCCCGGCGGTCACGCGTACCGTCAGGGATTTCATCCGATGCCAGCGCCCGGCGGTCAGTAAACAGCGAAATCAGAACGGCCGTCAGCAGACTGTCATCCGTCAGCAGGTCGGCACCGTTCAGTTGCAGCGAACCGCACCCCTGATCCCATACAATTGCAATATCAGCCATTCTCCGGCGCTCCTGTCTTACTGCCTTTGCCGTTATCCTGATGCACATGGCCGGAATAGGTGATCCCGGCAATAACGGCATCAGACATCGTGAACAGCCCGTCTGATTTACCTGTACCATCAAGCACGAAATTACCCTTAACATGCAGGTTTTTATCCACCGTCACATTGCCCGTAAAGGTGGCCTCCGGCGTATCCACCCGCATCCCCTCATCGGCGTAAATCTCCAGCATTTTGCATGTCACAATAATGCGACCATCCTTTGTTAACCGTATCCGGTGCCCCTCATGGTGATACACCCCCGTATCTCCGGCTGTGAGTCCGGTCGGGCGGCTGCGCCGGTCTTCCACCACAAGCACCACAGTCTGATCCCGCTGTCCGCCCAGACAGGCAAAAAAGGTTTCCGCACCCGGCAGGGGAACGCTGATCTGCCCGTACTGCTGGGGACGCTCCACATCATCAAAGGTTTCGCCGTCCATGCCGGTGAGCTGCACATTCTGCATTTTCAGTTCGTCATGTGTGCCGGTCAGAACGCCCCGGCCAAACAACAGGCGAATACCGCGCGTTACCGGGGCAATCAGGCGGCTGAACACTTCATCATTCATCAAAGCTGATCCCCTGTTTTTTCATCTGCTGGCGAATAAAGGCATCAACATCGTCACCGGAACCACCCCGGCCCTTACTGTCCGGCTCTGCCGGAACGATAAAGCCGTCACGCGGTGCCAGTACCAGCCGGGTGACTTCCCCGTTATGTTCATCAAGTAAAAACTCCACCTGACAGACCAGCAGTTCAGTCTGTTCTATACCGAAACGCAGGGCTGAAACACCGGTCAGCAGATTGACATCCCATAACCGGCCATCATCCCGGAACCAGCCACGCACGGTGGCAGAAAACCGTTCTGAACGGGCAATCGCACGGCGCATTTCACGCAGGGCACGCTGCCGTGCACCGGTGGTGTCTGTCTGTTGATCGGCGAGGATGATTTTCGGCCGGTAGCGGCCGATCTGCTCATCACTGATGACGCCCACAGGTGCTGCCAGACGGGCGGCGGATTCGCTGTCTCCCCGTTTGCCACCACCGCGCCCGTGTCCCCGGACACGGTATTCGCTGTATCGTCCTCGCCAGTCCGTGTTGTAATCGGCATCAAGCAGGTTATCTCCCAGCACCAGTCTGTCCGTCTGCTGGCTTCCTGCCTGGGTGAACACCAGATCGCCGTCAGCATTACTGGTCACCAGCACCCCGCGATGCCGGGCAGCACGGGTCAGCGCATCCGCCACGGTTTCTGAGTTTTCCAGCGTAAAAGAGCTGAAGGGGCGTGCAGCCGTGTCGTCGTTAACCTGCCAGCGCACGGCTATCCCGAAGGGCGCACATAAATCTGCGGCAATCTGTGCCAGCGTCCGGTTGCGCCACTGGCTGCCGGGATGGATGGCGGCACAGTCCACCAGGTCGCCGGTTTTATCCCGACCGCTGATGCTGATCTGATGACGGGTTGCACTGATCCGCTGACTGACCTGATCCAGCCAGCCACTGATGACCGTCTGCCCGTTAATTCTGAGCGTCAGGGACTGACCGGTTCGCAGGGCTGAGGGGATGCGCTCACCGGGCAGCATCAGCCCCAGTTCAAACGACCCGGCCAGATGCTCCAGCGAGCGACGGACGCTGACCGTCAGCCAGCCGGAAAAAATCTCACCGCCCAGATACAGTTCAACCCTGCTGCTCACTAATCACCTCCACTGAATGGCCTCCGGGAATGAACAGCGGATCAACAATACCGTTACGGCGCACAAAACGTTGCCAGCCGGTACTGTTCCCGGTGGCACGGTACAGGGTCACCAGTGCAGGCTCGGTGGTACGTACAGTCACTACTGTTGCACCGGGTAGCTGAACTCCCCGTGTATTCAGATCCTCTGTCAGTGCCAGTCTGGCATCACGAAGCGTCAGCGCCGTGGCGGTATACCCCTGCCCGGACAGTGTCATCACCTGCCGTTCGAGCGCTTCGCTTAAGTCACGGTTAATGCGCTGAAGATCAACTGAACTTTCCAGCCAGACAGGCCAGGTACGGTGGGCTGCGTCACTGTCCGGCAGGGTTTCCTGACTGAGAACCTGATCCAGCAGTTTTCCCACGGTCTGTGCCTGGGCCACCACGGCAGCACTCTGCATTACCGCCCGTATCAGACGAATATTCTTTTGTGCTGCCGGTGTCAGACCGATGAGAGTCTGCGGATTATCCTGCTCATCCAGCACGTAACGCAGGGAAGATAATGTCCTGTACAGTTGCGGCATTCCCTGAGAGACGGCGGATGTCGTCCGACCGATACTGCCTCCGGGCCGGGTATTCAGGCCTCCTGAAGACAGTGACGGCAGCGATGGCAGGGTGATCAGGGCACTGAAAAGCCCCGCAAAAGATGAGGCCATGCGGGAAGGTGCTGTCAGTAATGCCGTGGCATTCCCTTTCAGCGCCGTGAACGTGGCAGTAAAGGCACTGATATCCTGTACAATCCCCATGCCGGAAACGGCATTTTCCAGGGCGGACACCTTATCGCTGATGGTTTCGGTCATTGCCTGGACATCGTGCATTCCGTCAGAAATCACCGTCCAGCCCGCTTCCAGGGTTTCAAAAACCTTCCCGAGCGCGGTGGTACTCTTCTGCTCCAGAATGGCGGCCGTGTCCTGTGTGACAGCAGGTGCGGTATCATCACTTACCGGCGTGACATTAATGGTGAACTCAACCACGCCCTGTTCAGCAGCGTTATAACGACTTTCAAAGCTGTTTATCAGCACATTTAACGTGCCGTAATCCGGGTGAAGCAGCTCCCCGGCACCGGGAGCACGAAGGGCATCACGCAGACGATTTCGCTGTGTCTGAACATCATCCCCCATCACAAGTACACTGAACGTAAATTCAGCCAGTTTAGGTCCCAGATCGTCTGCACCACCGGTTTCCCGTAACGGATATTCCCGACGGACAATGTTTCGCCCGCCACGTTCGCGCTGCTCACGCCAGACGAGGAACGGCACACCACGGAACGCACCACGACCGTCACCAGAGGCCATAATTCCCTCCGTTCCAGACATTCACATCCAGTCCGTGACCGGACGTGTCATCAATATCAATACTGCGAGCCTGCCACCCTTCCGGGGCAACCAGCTCCACACGGGCAGAGGCTTTTTGTACCGCCTGTCCACTGCTTTCATCATCACTGCCCCGTAATTTCTGCCAGGCTTCAGTCAGCCATCCCCCCAGATAGTTACCGAGATAGCTGCCCACCGTAGAACCAATGGCAATCCCCACAGGTCCGGCTGCCGCCCCCAGCGCACCACCGGCAATACTGCCTGCAAGAGAGCCGACCGCTTCTCCCTTGTCTGTGGCACTGGCGCTGCCATCCAGCAGAACCGGGGCTGCCATCGCGCCAGCCCACAGGGCACCTCCACCCAGCCGGCCGGCCAGTCCACCGGCACTGCGGAAAAAGCCGGAGAAACGCCCCAGCCCCATGCGGCTACCGACAGACGAAAGTAACCCACCGGCGCGCCCCATCATGCGCCCCCAGAACCCTACCCCACCAGAAGAGGGAGACGGTGGCACTGGGGACGGTGGCAGGGGAGGCGTGACCGGTCTTCCGCGCCCCGGTCCGCGTTTCCTGCGGCCCCGCCCCTGACGTCCGCCTGAGGATGTATCGGTCGCGCCGGTGCCGGACAGTCCTCCTGTGGGCCAGTTTGTTACAAGTACTGGCTGAACGGCTGCCGGATTTACCCCGGTAAGAAAGTTTATAAAACGTTGCCCTCGTCCCTGAGATGTGCCTGGTGGTGTTCCGGCCGGAGGAGAGCGCCGGAAAGGTGAGGTCAGGAAGGCCGCCGCTGATAATCCGTATCCCAGCAATGCAGCACCCGGACGTATAATCCCCGTTCCGACAGCTCGCGCCATTTTCAGGGCACGGGTGGCGAGATACATGTACAGCAGGTATTTCGCGGCGGTCTGTGCCCCCTGACCAATGCGATCCAGCGCATCACCATAGCCCGCATCCCGCAGAGCCTGAAGCGTGTCGCGTACCTTTCTGATCGCCTGATAAAACCCTGTCACTGCATCACGGGCATACTCAAAGCCCTGGTTCATGGCTGATGCCGTGCTTTCCGCCAGGGAATGGTAACTGCCATCAGATTTGGCACTGTCAACCCATGAAAGAAATCCCCTGAGATTACCCTTCAGTTTTTCAAATGGCCCACTGTCCATCACATCCCGGGCAAACTGGTCCCAGACGTCACCCATCATGGCCGTCAGGCCACTCCAGGAATTCATTGCGTCCTTTTGTGCTCCCCTGGCCTGTTCCGCCAGCGTCTGAAATAACAGGCGAATACTGTCCGGCCCAAGCAGCCCTTTTTCACCAAGTTTTCTGACCACTTTCTGGTCCACACCCAGACGATCAGCCAGCACGCGGTAGGCATTAATGCCGTAGGTGGCAAGAATATTTGCATCCGCCGCCTGAATACTGCCTCTTGCATACATCTGTTTCAGTTGCAGGGATGCCCCCTGTGCATCGGACAGTGACCAGCCGCCCACGGCACCCTGATCCTGAAGCATGGTGACAAAATTTCGGGCCTCCCTGTCACTCATACCAAAGCCCAGACTGGACGTATATTCCTGCATGACGCCAGCCAGCCCCCAGGTGGTTTCCTTCGCATTCTGTATTGCCCACCTGCGGACATCATCAGCTTTCGCCCGATCCCCTTTGTAAAGGGAGTTCAGGCGAATCATATAGGTTTCCATCTCCGCTGCCGGGCGAATAAATCCCCGGTTAAAGCCATATACAGCAGCACCACCGGCCAGCATTCCGTAAAGATTGCTGATCCGCCCGATGGTGCCGGTAATACTGCCCTGAAGACGGTCAAAATCAGAAGTGACATGGCGGATACTGCCCCGCACCCCGGCCAGCGTGCGCTGCATCCTGCTTCCGAGTACATCTGTTTCCTGCCCGGCACGGCGGGCAGCATTTCCCAGGCCACCCAGCCCCGCCTGGCCGGAGCGTGAGAATGCCCCCAGCTCCTGTGACCACTGGCGGGATTTGGCTGAGATATTGCCGAGCAAATCAACTATCAGAGATGCTCTGAGATTTCGGGCCATACTTACTGCTTCGTTCTGATGATTTTTTCTGTCTGTCGGCAGTGCCGGTAAAGTTGCGACAGGGGGAGGTTAAGCGCCCATTCCGGACCGCTTTTTGTCACCATCCCTAGGATAATTGCCGCTTCTTCAATCTGATCCCGACACTGCGCCTGATCGCCCCCGGTCAGCTGCCAGCTTTCCGGCAAGCGCGGTATCCAGCAGGCTGACCGCTGCCATCAGGCGGGAGAGATCGCGCTCGCTTAACTGTCCAATCTGACGGGGTGACAACGGACCTTCAATGTCTCCCACTGCGGCAATCTGACGGCGCAGCAGTGCAACACCGCGTAACGACGGAGACGCTATCAGCATCGGGCCATTGTTTGTCTCCACCACGCGCTCGGCTTCTGCTTCTGCGTCAATACTGTCTTTCGCTGTCAGTTCCCGGAACGTGACACGATATTCACGGGTCTCACCAAACGGCAGACCATCAAGCAGATCCACATATCCCTTTGCCAGTTGCTCTGTCAGCCCGGCAGTGCGTGGATCAGCCCCCTCAAGTGCTTCCCGGATTGCCTCCATCACGGCTGCCTCGGAAACTGCCGTTTTTTTCTTACGTGTGGTCATTTTATTTTTCCTGATCACTGAACACGGGTACTGGAGGCGCTGGCGAACTTCACGGAGATCTCCCCGCCACCGTCAAGCGAGGCCGGTTCACTGCTCCAGGCCTTCGTCATCATGTGGACTTCACCGGTATCGGCCACGAACTCAATCGTGACCGCAGTCCAGGTGTTGATTTCATCGGCAGCCGGTGAACCTTCTCCGCCAGCCGGAAATTTACAGTCCAGCGTCGCCTCACGGGGTTTCTCGCGATAGCCGTAGACTTTCGCGCCTTTCACCACTTCACGCTCAAAGCCGGACGGGGAGAACGTGGCTCCCTCAAGGGTGGCGTACTCCTGTCCGTTCACACGGATGGTGGCCGTGCCCTGATACTGTTTTCCGCTCATGCCTTACCTCACAAAATGAAACGGATCTGCGCGGCCATGAAGCGGAACTGGTTAACCAGATCCGGTGTACACATCACATCCAGACGGTTACGGTCTTTTGTGTTGCGCTCCACGAGCAGATTCTTTTTAAAGGTGTCCAGATTTTCGACCAGTCCCAGATCCACCCATTCTTCCCCCAGTGCAATCAGCTGGAGCGTCATAATCTCCGGCGTCACGATATTCTGACCGGGCCGGACGGGAGTACCGTTATCGGCCAGTTTGTGGCGCGGGAAACGCTGCGTGATAAAGGTGCGCAGAGAATAACGCAGATATGACAGGGTGTAGATGGTTTCCACATCCAGATAGCTGGGATCGCTTTCGCCGTATGCATTCTGACGGTACATCGTCACCTGACGTTCAATCTGCACCACATCAGCGGCCGCGACGGTCACCGTGGACATGCCGGTATAAAGCAGGCTGTTTCGTTCTTCCCGCGTCAGACGAGCCGGTGCTTCAGGTGCCATACGGGCAGGCAGCGCCAGTGTCTGTAATGGTCGGGCCGGATCCGTTGACAGGGAGGGCGCACAGACCGCACAAATGGAGGCCGCCCAGACATAATCCGGCTCTGGTGCTTTAGGAATAGAAGTGCAGGTAAACAGGAAGTCATTACGGGATTCACCAAAACTGGTTGCCGTACCGAAGGTGCCGGTATGCGCCATCCAGACCATACCGTCCGACATTTTTACCGGTCCCCAGCGTTTCAGCAGTTCATCCGCCAGAATTTTGAGATTTGCCGCATCCTTATAGGGCATGACGATGTAGTTGTACTGACGATTCCCCATCCCTGAGACGCTACGGGTGATATCGGGGTTTGTTGCCTTCTGTGTTGGCGCGACGAGCTCCAGCGTAAGACCGGCCGGTGTAGTTTCACCGTCATAATAGTTCACCCGTAAATCATGAGCTGAGCATTCACCGATAAAGCGGGCGTTAACCCCCATGCTGCCTTTAAGTCCTTCAGCATTATCACCACTGACTTCAGCTGCGATAGCAGTGAATGGCGCATCAGTGTCAGCGTTAATGACCTTAACCAGCTCTTCCACAAGCTCTTTACCTTTTTTCCCCTTACTGACGGGCAGGAGGTAACGGCGACCGCCGATGTAAACACTTAATACCCCGTCTGCCAATGCTGTTCCAATGATATTCATCACGCATGCCCTGGACTGACCTGTTCCAGCCCCCTGTGCAATGGCATATAACTCTGTGTCAGGGTTAATGGCGATAAATTCCTCTACCATCAGTGCAATCATGGAACCTCGCCCCCAGAGTTCTCTTGCTTGTGAAGCTCGGGTAATACGTACTGGTACATCAAGCTGACCGCGCCCCTGAATGGTAGTGTCTTTCATTGCAGCCTGACCAAACAACAGTACCGCCTGACGCTGTGGTGGAGTGCCGGTCACGGCCATTGAATTATTGATTTCAATCTGTACCAGCGGAATGCGATTGTTATCGCCGATATAATCAAAGTTAATCATCAGGACGTCCCCTTATCTGATGCTGCGGTTTTTTCAGCCACCGCCGCAGTTTTTTCTGCTACCGCTCCCGCTGGTTTTGCAGCCTCGCCGGTATTAGCAGTTGTGGCAGCCGGGGCAGGCTCCGCCGTTTTATCCACCACAATGACGTCGCCATCATTAAGACGGCGGCACCAGAACGGGGTGAAGGGTTTCTCTTCACCGTCCTGTGAGAGCGGAGTCATCGTGTCGGGATCGCGAATCAGGCATCCCGGCGCAGGTTTAATAAAAATGGTTGTCATCTGTTATTCCTCTGACGGTCCGGCGTTTTCACCGGCGGCAGTTGCACCAGGCAGACGGATGTGTGCCTTAAACTCCGGCGTGCCTTCCGGTTCGGTAAAGGTTTCGTAATGGCGCAGGAAATCATCCAGCGAGCTGATATCCGTCAGCGGGTCGATCATTTCCTCGCATGAGAAATACAGGGCGTACATCACGGCACCGCTGCCTGCCTGCGTTTCGGTGTAACCGTTGACCGCCTTTTCAAAGTAAAGCGGTGAGGTTTTTTCTGCTCTGAAGCCGTCCAGCACGGTAATCAGGCGGGCCACAATCTGATAAAGCCCGGGACGGCTGACCTCACGGCCATTGAGCATGTCGCCGATGACGTAGAACACCCAGTGACTGACCAGACGCCCACGGGTACGCCCTTCACCGGCACCCAGCCAGGCAACATAGATAGCCGGGGCGTTAATCAGCATGGTGCGCAGTACGCTGTCGCTCCAGTCGCCGGGATGTGTGTCAACAGACACCAGTTCATTCCCGAAATACTCACGGATACGGGCGATGTACGCCTGCTCGGTTTCCGTAATCATATAAAGCCCTTCTGGTTGCGCCCGAACACCGCCGCATCAGACTGCACCTGCGGTAAATCCCCGGATTCAGGGGCCGCACCGTCTGTATCCACGCCGACCGGCACGTTACCGTTCATGACATCTTTCAGCCAGGCCAGCGCCTCACGGTAACGGTCACGCGCCTGATCGGATGCCCGCTGATCGCACAGGTAATAAAAGGCAATCGTGCAGCAATGCTGAACAAGGACCGCCGGAACCACCGCCAGCGGCAGCGTGTAACGGGAAGACAGATAGCTGTCGATAAGGGCAGACGCGTCCGTCAGTGCCCGGTTCAGCTTGCGCGTGTCCGGTTCATCCGAACGGGGCACGGCCAGTAATGGCCTGAGCAAATCCTCGCGGTAACG